CCTTACCGTGGTAAATTGCAATTGAAGGAAGCAATAAATTCGCCGATGGTGTTTCGGCGTATGTCCCCTGTGCGGTATGCAACCTCTGCTGGTTTTGGGATGAGAGCACCTGCTGTGCCAGGAAAAAGTGCATACATGGAAACGGAAACTGACCCAACACACGGATGTTACAAACCAACTGATGCGTTAGTCAGCGTTGTTGCCTCATGGGAAAATGAGGTGTTGACTAAGGACATTGTTCCAATCATCCCCTATAATGACACACTTAAGGATGAATTGAGATTGATAGAGAAGATTGAGTACCCACGACTTTTTCGCCCAGAATCTTTTGTGCTTTCCGTGCTCATTAGACAATATTATGCAGGTTTTATTGAGACGTTTTATGAAAATCAGATTCTACTCCACCACGCTGTTGGTGCAAACATGAATGGTCCATATGGGCAGTACTTATACAAGATGTCCCTTGGAAAGAAAATTGGGGACACTGACATTAAGAGTAACGATGTCACGCAGTGGCTTAGAAAACGACATAATTTTTTCAAGCGAGCTAATGCTTTCATGGCCGTTCTTGACAATAAGGAGACAAATGACGTTGAGGAGCTTAAGCGAAGAGCAAAAATTCGTGATGCATTGGCAATCCACAGTATGTTTATGTGCGACATTCTTTTCCGAACTATCTGGATGAATTTTAACAAGTTGGCGAGTGGCACAGTGATCACGACATTGGAGAACTGTGAAGACAACGTAACTGAAGCCCAGGAAACAATGTTGCTTGTTTTGGAGCAGCACAATAGGGTGTTGTTTGAGCGTATGGTTGGTAACGAAGAGGAATTTAACAACTGGTTTGTGGTCTTTTATGGGGATGACGGGTATTATGATAGACTTGGGATAGAAACAGAAGAATGGATTCGTGTTGGAACAAAGGCCCACTGTCGTGTGCTGCAGGATCCACGCAAGGACAGAAGTACCGGGGATGCCCCAGTCCTATTGTCAAGATATGCTAAGATGGTTGGGGGTAACATTCATTGGTGCTTGTTTGAGAGCACAATTGATGCAATTCCTTTGTGGTATGAGAAAAGCATTGTGCCAATGGACCTCATGACCCCACAACTCTGTGATGCTGCACTGATGGAGTGCTACCACCATGGAAAGGAGATGTTTGATGAGAAGAAGCTCAAGTATGATAGTGAGTTATTGAGACTCAATCTGCCTGTAACAGTTGCGACTTTCGCCAAGTGTGAGTCGGACTGGCAGGCAGGGTTATGTTAGTTTACTTGATTTGGGTCCTTGGCCTACCCAAGGATGCACCCCAAGACATTGGTGCAACAGTTCAATATGCAAAACTACAAGAGATTTTGACACTTGTTTATCTTTTGTTTTATTCAAGGGTTCCGGTTGTTGAGCCTAACAAGGGTCGAGGGAGGCAGCGTTGGACTGAGCGTCTGTCGTCCCATGAATCAGTCAGCATAAGTATTGGAAATGGAGAGATCCCATCTGGAAGCAGCAAAGCGCCCGCTGCAGGAGAGCGCGCAAAAACCGGCGTGGTTGGCCGGACTGACCGAAACACTACATATACAGAGAGTGTTGAGTTGGTGAAAGAAACAGAACCTCGGGGTATATTGAATGCCCCATTTAACCCTTACTTACCATCGGGGGTAGAAGCAGCAATAACGAAGTCGTACAAGGTGGCTGGAGTTCCCTGGGCAGCAACTGACCAAACAGGTGAAACATTGTGGAGTATGAACATGCCTGGGGAGTTTATTGCAATGATTCCTACTTTGGTAAACAAGTTGTCGAGGGAAGTGTTCATGCGTTCGAAAATTAAGATGACATTCTCATTGAATACAACATCAATGGAGCAAGGGGTTGTAATGATTTGTTGGGCTCCAGCTTATGATGCGGACAACACAAGGAGTCAAACTTCAAACGCAGACTTAAGCGTTTATGTGCATTCTTACTACAACCCAATTTTGCTGTCTGCGGCGGCTGGGAAATCCATTGAGTTTGAGTTGCCATGGCTCTGGCCTAAGATGTATCGTGCATTGGATGATTCGCAGAGCATGTATGCCAATGGGATGGTCAAGGTTGTTGTTTTGCACCCATTGGTGTCCACATCCCCAAATCCCCCAGCAGATGTGACAATTGCAGTTTATGCTTGCATTGTTGATCCGGACGTTGCTGGCATTGACCCAACTGTTGCCCCAGCGGTGCAAACTCGCTCGTGGATTGCAGAGGAAAAGAAAAATAGGAGGAAAAGTAGCATTGTCGTTAAGGGGCAAAGTGCTATTTCGGATGAGCAGAAGACCAAAAGCACAACGGGTTTAGTGGCTGGGGTGCCAATGTCGCAAAGCGACCCAGCACCAGTGGGGATATTAGCCGCCATGGATAATGTGGTCTCCGCGGTGTCAAAGGTTGGTGAATTTGTTTCAATTGTTGGAGGGTCTGCTCCCCTAGACCTTGCTAGCACAACGGTTAATATTGCCACATCATCCACAATGGAAGCAAGAACGAAGCGACCTGGCACAGCTCTAGCAATGTCAAGGGATTGTTTGATTACGAAACATGAAGGTATAATCTCCTTTGACAATCCACAAGGAGTGCTCCAACAGATCTTGTGTATCCCAGGCATGATCCGCTTTGGCAGCATTAGGAATGTGACGTACCAACCAGGAGATCTTATCCTTAGCATTGCCAACCGGCCCCAAGGTGGGTCTATTGCAGTTGGGGCAAATTACGTGACTGTACCCACTTATGCAATGCACTATGGTTTTCATGCAAAGTACTGGCATGGCACAATGCGCTATATGATTGCATTCCGGTGCGCAAAAAACGTAACAGCACGTGTTAGGATTGGTCATTTGGTGCGCACCCCACCGGTTACAATTGCTGACTTTGACACTGGAGACTTCTATGGAGAGGTTTTTGACATATCAGGTGACTGTGACCTTATTAAAGACCTTCCTTGGCTTGGTGAGAACTGGTACTTGTCCACGGGTGCCTTTATCCCAAGTTTTGGAGCCCAAGAGCCTTGTAATGGATATCTCGCGGTGTACTTGGAATCAGTCATCGGCTCAATGGATACATCAAACGATCCCCCGATTTATTTCTCTATTTGGCAGGCAGCTACAAAGGATTTTGAGTTGGAAATGCAAAACGTGCCACCGGCTGAGTATGATAATGGGGCAACGTCCTGGGCTTTGACTCGTAATTTTGTGGATGCTTCCCCGTTCGTGGTAAAAGGCCAATGTGACGTTAGAACAGCGTTTTCGAAAGCTCCAGGAGTTGGTTTGATTCCTATGACGCCTAGACCAATTGGGAATTTGCTCTTTAATGATCCACTGTTTAGTGTTACAGATATGATGCGCCGTCCATACACATTAGCTGTTTTTGGAGCAGCGGGTTCAACCACTATATTGCCATTCCCAACAATTGATATTGGCAATGATATAACCCGCAGTGATCAGCTACTGGTTAGTCCGTTTCTTGGCTTCCGTGGTGGAATAATGTTGGCAATTGTGCGCACGGCTGCAGATGCCATTGGCTGGGAGTCTTCCAACCCAGTCTCGGGGGACATGTTTCAAGCTGGGGTTGCCCAGTTGAACACACAGTTGGAATGGGTTTTGCGTCCCTTCCAGCAGCCCAACGCTTTGTGGTTGGAAACAGTTCCGTGGTATTGGGGACCAGAAAACGCAAATGTGGTGGTGGTCCGATCAGCTTGTACGCTGGTTGGGTCTGTTGCCGATGACTTTTCGCTTGGTCATCCACTCGCCTGCCCCTTTATGGTTTGGACAACAGGGGCAGCTGAGAAGAAGTCAAAGAAAAAAGCGACCCTGGAAATTTCATCTTCCAACAAGTGATGAACAAAATATATATTTTAAATTTGCGTATGTATTTGAGGAAATTCTACGAAACAAAGAGTATGACCCTTTTAAATGAGGAAATAAGCGGCGCAAGCTGCGAAACTAAGGT